ATGAAAGAAGATGTAGCTGCTCTTACAGATGGTGAAGAACTATCGGAAGAGTTTAAAACAAAAGCTGCAACAATTTTCGAGTCTGCTGTTAAAGCAAAACTTGTTGAAGAAATTGAGAAATTAGAGAGCGAATACGAAGCTAAGGTTGAAGAAAAAACTGAAGAAGTTAAATCTGAAATCGTAGAAAAAGTTGACGCATATCTAAACTATGTAGTAAGTGAGTGGATGAAAGATAACGAACTTGCTATAGAAAAAGGATTAAGAACTGAAATTACTGAAGACTTTATTTCTGGTCTTAAAAATTTATTTGGTTCTCATTACATCAATGTTCCTCAGGACAAATATGATGTAATTGAAAATCAAGCTGCTGAGATAGAGAAGTTAAAAGAAGAAGTTAACAAAACTATCGAAAAGAACGTTGAGTTAAATCAGAAAATCGGTGAATTTGCTAGAGAAGATATTATCAATGATGTAACATCTGATCTTGCTGAAACTGAAACTGAAAAACTTAAAGGTTTAGCAGAAAATATTGAATATACAGACGCTGCAAGTTTTAGAAAAAGTGTTGAAACATTAAAAAATTCATACTATCCTAAAACTCAAGCGAGTGACACAGAATCTAATGAAGTAGCAGAAAATAATGCTGGTTCAGATATAACTGAATCAATGGCTGCATACACTGCTGCAATTAGTAAATCAAAATCTAAAAAGTTATACTAATAGCTTTTTAGTAGTTAATTAACTAAAAAAGGAGAGATAGAAAAATGTTTTTATCTGAATCAATACAACAAAAGTGGCAGCCCGTTTTGGATCATCCTGATCTTCCAGAAGTTAAGGATGCATACAAAAGAGCCGTTACTTCAATGGTATTAGAAAACCAAGAAAAAGCGTTAAAAGAAGACGCTGCTTTTTTATCAGAAGCAGCTCCTGCTAACGCAACTGGTGCTAATATCTCAAATTGGAATCCTATTTTAATTAGCTTAGTAAGAAGAGCTATGCCTAACCTTATCGCTTACGATATTGCTGGCGTACAACCAATGTCAGGACCAACTGGTTTGATATTTGCTATGAGAAGCAGATACTCAACTCAAAGTGGTACTGAAGCTCTTTTTGACGAAGCTGATACAGATTTTTCTGGCAGAAATAAAGCTGGATCATCTGTAGATGGATTCTCATCAACAGCACACTCTGGTGAAAACCCAGCGGTACTTAACGATGCTCCAATCCCTGGTGCTGGTCCTAACTACACAGTTGGAACTGGTATGACTACTGCAGCTGCAGAAGCTCTAGGGGATGCAAGTGGTAATTCATTTGCTGAAATGGCATTCTCAATTGAGAAATCAACTGTGACTGCTAAGTCAAGAGCTCTAAAAGCTGAGTACACAATGGAGTTAGCACAAGACCTTAAAGCAATTCACGGCTTAGACGCTGAAACTGAATTATCAAACATCTTATCTGCTGAAATCCTTGCGGAAATCAATAGAGAAGTAGTTAGAACAATTTATAGAACTGCTGAAGTTGGTGCTGCTGACAACGACAACTCAAACGCTGCAATCAACACAACAACTGCTGGTATCTTCGATTTAGATACTGACTCAAACGGAAGATGGTCTGTAGAGAGATTCAAAGGATTAATGTTCCAAGTTGAGAGAGATGCTAATACTATTGCACAAAGAACAAGAAGAGGAAAAGGTAACATCATTATCTGTTCTTCAGATGTTGCTAGTGCTTTACAAATGGCTGGTGTGTTAGATTACACTCCTGCGTTAAACAACAACTTAAATGTTGATGACACTGGAAATACTTTTGCTGGAGTATTAAATGGTAAATATAGAGTATATATTGATCCATATTCAGCAAACTTATCTTCTAATGCGTCACCAACTAAACAATTCTATGTTGTTGGTTACAAAGGAACTTCACCGTATGATGCTGGTATTTTCTACTGCCCATATGTACCATTACAAATGGTAAGAGCAGTTGGCCAAGACAGCTTCCAACCTAAAATTGGGTTCAAAACCAGATATGGTTTAGTTGCGAATCCTTTTGCTGGTGCTGGTTCTGGTGACTCAATCACTGCTGACGGAGTTGGTAACAATAACGCAAACAGATACTACAGAAGAGTCCAAGTCACAAATATAATGTAAGGTTATATTAGACTTGTTACTTCTTAGTAACG